GGATTTACTGGTGCAACTGGATTTACAGGATCAATTGGATTTACAGGATCTACTGGATTTACAGGATCAACTGGATTTACTGGTGCAACTGGATTTACAGGATCAATTGGATTTACAGGATCTACTGGATTTACAGGATCAACTGGATTTACAGGATCAACTGGATTTACAGGATCTACTGGATTTACTGGTGCAACTGGATTTACAGGATCAACTGGATTTACAGGATCAACTGGATTTACAGGATCTACTGGATTTACTGGTGCAACTGGATTTACAGGATCAACTGGATTTACAGGATCTACTGGATTTACAGGATCAACTGGATTGACAGGAGCTACAGGTCAATTCGGATCAACAGGATTTACTGGTGCAACTGGGCCGATTGGCGGTTCAAATACACAAGTTTTATATAATTCTAGCGGAGTCGCCACAGGTTCTGCCAATTTTACATTTGATGGAACTAGGGCAACCATTGCTGCGTTGACGGTAGATACAAGTACATTGTATGTTGATGCAACAAATGATAGAGTTGGTATTGGGACAACGAGTCCTGCGGTTATTTTAGATCTTGGTGGTGGAACAAATTTTGTTAATGGTGTAACATCTTATACTGGTATTTCACCAACTGCAAAAACAATACAAATATATGATGCCACACAATCTTTCTTAAATTTAGTCAGCGGTGTTGACACCGCTGGTGCAGTGCTAGGTGGAATATTTTTCAGTAGAAGTCTTGGTCAAGGCGATGCTCACTACAATGTTGCTGGAATAACTGCTTTACAAAATAGTACAGGAACAATTTCTGGTGGGGAATTATTATTTTATACAAAGGCTAACTCTTCACCTACAGAGAAAATGAGAATCAATGTAACAGGTGACATTATTTTCGGAAATGGGGAATCGAGTGCTACAACTACAGCAGCTACTTTAAGAGGACCAGCTAGAACAGGAACAAATGCTGCTGGTTCTAACTTAACTATTGCTACTGGCAATGGAACTGGAACGGGTGGTAGCGGATCTCTAATATTTCAAACTGCTTCTGCTGGATCTTCTGGGACAACGGCAAATACTTTAAGTGAAAGAATGAGAATCGACTCCTCCGGCAACGTGGGCATCGGAACGGCGAGTCCAAAGCAATTGCTGCATGTAGCTGGGCAAGGATTGTTTACAACTAGTGGATCAAGTTATGACCCAGGTGATTCAGCCGGATCTGCGGTAAGAATCGGTTACAATACTGGTGGAGATTATGGATATGTAATATCCAACAATACTGGCGTAGCCAGTAAACGACTTCTTGTTGGCGGATCTACTGTTGAATTTCTAGTTAGCGGCGCAGAAAAAGGCCGTTTTAACTCTGATGGGAAGTTTGGTATTGGAACGACGAGTCCATTAACCACACTACATGTAGGTGCTGTTGCTGCCCTCGACGGCGATGTCACTCTTAGTGCTGGCACTAACATGGTGTATGCCACTGCTACTAGTGGGGCGGCGCTGACCTGGAATGCAACCACCAATGGTGGATATGCAAACACCATCATGGCTAGATTACAGCCTCGCCAGGACACTGGCGCAAACTACTGCTTGGATGTATTCTGCGGTACCTGGAACAACAACAACTCTGCTGGCACTGCTATTGCTACATTCTCAAGTTCTGGCAATGTCGGTATTGGAACGCAAAGTCCATCTAAGAAAGGTTCCGTAGGGACTGCCGGGACGGACGGCTTTGCGATCCAGTATTCCCCCACCTCGCAAGAAGTTTTTTCAGTTACGGCAAACACAGGGACTGGCGAGACAAAATTCTTTTGCGATACCAATTACTTCCAGACGTTCTACACGAATAACTCTGAAAAGATGCGTGTTAATACTGATGGATACCTTCTTGTTGGATACGCTTCTTCAAACGGATCATACAAACTCCAGGTTAACTCTCAGATATTTGCTACTAACGCAACCATCGCTACCTCTGATGGACAATACAAGCAGAACGTTGTTTCGTTGCAGTCTGGTTTGGACGTGATAGAAAAGCTCAATCCAGTCACTTTTAACTGGAAGGATCACGATATTCACAACTTTGAGAGTGGTACTCAGGTTGGCTTCATCGCTCAGGAAGTTAAGGAGGTTCTTGCGGATACTCCGTACCTGGATTCAGTCATCAAGCGCAACGAGCTAAAGCGAGACGATGGATCTGTTGAAGAATTCTACGGCATGGCGGATGCCAAGCTGATCCCCGTATTGGTCAAAGCAATTCAAGAACTGAAGGCAGAGATTGACCTTCTGAAAGCAGGAAATTAATGGCTATCACATACGATTGGATCTTCAACCCCTTTGATTCAAGGATCGACTAGATGGATCAAAGAACTTTCTGAACAAAATAAACAGTTATTAGAAGAGATAAATAAATTAAAAGGGTAATATATGGCAATTAATTTTACGTGGCAATTCAGCAACTTCAAAGTCAAACCAAGTTTGGATGAACTAGAAGATGTATTGGTTTCCTATGAATGGCGAAGAGGAGCAAAAGATGGAGAGTATTTTATAGATTGTTATGGTTTATTATCTCTATCAGATCCTGACCGAGATTCTTTTAAAGATTATGAAACTTTAACAAAAGATGATATAATTAACTGGACTATTTCCAAATTAACACAAGAAACTGTTGATAATTATGATTTAAGTTTGGTGTCTCAGATTGAAAATTTGAAGAATCCGCCATTAATAACCAAACCCGTTCCTTGGAGCGAATAAAATGATCGATGATAAATTGAATGAAATCTTCGATATAGAGTCTACACCAAATCAATCAGATATCATTAAAAACGTCCCACCAGTACGAGAAGATATTGATGAAGATATTGAAGCAGCAAAAAAGATACATCGTGATCTAATGGAAAAATCACAAGATGCTTTAGATAATCTGATTGAATTTGCAAAAGCATCTGAATCACCACGTGCATATGAAGTTGTTGCCAATCTTATTAAGACGACTTCAGAAGTTGCAAAAACACTAGTAGAAATCAAGAATAAAGAAACAAAAGCTAAACCAGAAATTCAGAATAATACACAGAATAATCTTTTCGTCGGTTCAACTGCAGAATTACAGAAGTTCTTGAAAGGACAAAAAGAAGATGTTTAATACAGGTGATAAGAATTATTATCTAAATCCACAAATAAAAAGATCTGGATTATCGGAAGAATACACCACAGAACAGATTCAAGAGTATGTTAAATGTTCACAGGATCCAATATACTTTATAGAAAATTATGTAGAGATTAATTCTCTTGATAAAGGATTCGTGAAATTCAAAACACGTGGTTATCAACAAGATCTAATAGAAAAATACCATAAAAATAAAAAGAATATTGTACTTTCAAGTAGACAGAGTGGAAAAACGATTACTACTGCATCATTCATTCTTTGGTATATATTCTTTAATCCTGATAAGAATGTTGCAATTCTAGCAAATAAAGCTGCAGTAGCAAGAGAAATTCTAGCAAGAATAGTTGCTTCTTTCGAACGAATACCATTCTTCTTACAACCTGGTGTTAAAATTCTAAATAAAGGTTCTGTAGAATTGGGTAATTCTTCTAGAATAATTGCATCTGCAACTTCAGCATCCGCAATTCGTGGTTTTTCAGTTTCGTTACTTTATCTAGATGAATTTGGTTTCGTAGATAATGCGGAAGAATTCTTTAGATCAGTTATTCCAACAATTTCATCGGGCGAAACAACAAAAGTTATTATTTCATCTACACCAAATGGGTTGAATCTTTTCCATAAATTGTGGAAAGATGCTATAGATGGAAATAATGATTATGTACCGACAGAGATAACTTGGGATCAAGTTCCAGGAAGAGACGAATCTTGGAAGAATCTACAAATTGCGCAACTCGGAGAACATGGATTTAGACAAGAATTCGGAAATGAATTTCTTGGATCTTCGAATACTCTAATTTCTGGATATAAATTGCAATCTCTAACTTGGGAAAAACCAAAATTAGATTCTGATTCTTTAATTATTTTGGAAGAACCTATTCAAAATCATAATTATGTAATTTCAGTAGATTCTTCTAGAGGAGTCGAAAATGATTATTCAGTTGCAATTGTTATCGATACAACACAAATTCCATATAAAATAGTTGCAAGATTTAAAGATAATACAACTAGACCAATACTTCTACCGAATATCATTGTTGATTTGGCAAAGAAATATAATATGGCATTTTTGTTAATAGAAAGAAATACAGTAGGACAAACAGTTGCAGAATCCTGTTATTGGGATTTAGAATATGAAAATATATTCACAACTATTCCAGGAAAATCTGGACAAGAATTACGATCATCATTTTCAAAATCAAATAAAATCGGTGTTGAAATGACTTCACAAGTGAAAAGATTGGGTACTTCTATTCTAAAAACGCTTGTTGAAGAAGATAAGTTAATTAATTATACAGAAGATATTGTTAATGAATTATATTCATTTATTAATAAACATGGTTCTTGGGGTGGAGAAGCAGGAAAACATGATGATCTTGTTATGTCTTTAGTGTTGTTTTCTTGGGCGACAAACCAATCTTTCTTTAAAGAAATAACAAATTCTGATTTAAGAAAATCGTTTTTCGATTCACAGGAAGAATCTGTAGAAGAAATCTATTCTTTTGCTGGAATTACTACTGGATCTGAAGAAGAAACTGCAGATAATTCTTGGTTAATTTAGAAAACCCTTTTTTTATAAATATAACTAGAAATATATATTCGAAAGAATAAAAACCTCTCAACAAGGAGAAAAATAATGGCTTTTCAGCTTAGTCCAGGCGTAAATGTTTCTGAAATCGATTTAACAACTACGGTTCCTGCAGTTGCAACTTCAATTGGAGCAATTGCTGGCGCTTTCCAATGGGGCCCAGTTTTAGAAATAAGAACAATTTCTTCAGAAATTGAATTAATAGATACTTTCTTTAAACCAAATAACACTGTTGCAGATACTTTCTTTTCTGCAGCAAATTTCTTACAATATTCTAATGCTCTAAGAGTTGTTAGAAATGTTGGTACTGATGCTAGAAATGCAACAAATGGCGCTTCTGGTATTTCCGGATTGACTATTGCAAATGCTGGTGTGTCAAATAATATGGCACCAGGAACTTTTGCATTATCATTTACAGGTGCTACTGGAGCAGGTTCTGGTGCTGCTGGTACTGCAACTATATCTTATGGTGCAACAGGAGCAATTGTTTCTGCAGTAACTCTGACAAATGCAGGATCAGGATATACTTCTGCTCCAACAGTTGGTATTACAGGTGCTACAGGATTTACTACAAATTTCTCTATCACATCATCAACTGCAAATACTTTAATTATTAAGAATGAAACTGATTATCAACAAAATTATATTTCTGGTTCAGCTTCAGCTGCTGGTACTTGGACTGCAAAGTATCCAGGAATCTTAGGAAATTCTCTGAAAGTTTCAATTTGCGACTCTCAAACTTTTTCCAGTTGGACATATAAGAATGCATTTACAGTAACACCAGGAACTTCTGATTATGTATCTACTCGTGGTGGTTCTAATGACGAATTGCATGTTATTGTTATTGACGAAGATGGTGCGTTTACTGGAACGCCAGGAACAGTATTAGAAAAATATGCTTTCTTATCAAAAGCTTCTGATGCTAAGACTGAATCCGGAGAAACTAATTATTATGCAAATGTAATCAATACCAAGTCACAATATATCTGGTGGACTAATCACCCTTCAGTTGGTGTTGATTGGGGTTCTGCCTCAACTGGTATTGCATTCGATCTATCCGGTCCTCTAACTGCTTCATTATCTGCAGGAGTTGATGCAAATACATTAACTAATGGCGAAATCCAAGCTGGTTATGATCTATTTGCCGATCCAGAAACTATTGACGTAAATCTAATTATTGGTGGATCTTCAAATACTACTGTCGGAACTTATCTAGTCCAATCTATTGCAGAAAATAGAAAGGATGCTATTGTGTTCTTATCACCAGCCAAATCAGATGTTGTAGATAATAAAGGACAAGAAGTAACTGACATAACAACAACCAAAAATGCACTACAATTGTCATCATCTTATGCTGTTTTTGATTCTGGTTGGAAGTATCAATACGATAAGTACAATGATGTATTCCGCTGGGTTCCTCTAAATGCAGATATTGCTGGTCTATGTGCTAGAACCGATCAAACTAACGATCCATGGTTCTCGCCAGCTGGATTTAACAGAGGAAATATCAAAAACGTTGTGAAGTTGGCATTCAATCCAGATAAGGCTGATAGAGATGATCTATATAAGATCGGCGTCAATCCTGTGGTAACTTTCCCAGGACAAGGCACTATCTTATATGGAGATAAGACTCTTCTTTCTAAGCCTTCTGCTTTCGATAGAATCAATGTTCGTAGATTATTCATTGTTCTTGAAAAGGCAATTGCAACTGCTTCTAAATTCTCTCTATTTGAATTGAACGACGAATTTACTAGAGCACAATTTATTGGATTAGTTGAACCTTATCTACGAGATGTGCAAGGTAGAAGAGGAATTATCGATTTCAAGGTTGTGTGTGACGAAACCAATAATACTCCTCAAGTAATTGATTCTAATTCATTCGTTGGTGATATCTATATTAAGCCAGCAAGATCTATCAATTTCATTCAATTGAATTTCGTAGCTGTCAGAACTGGCGTGGAATTTTCTGAGATTGTTGGACAATTCTAATGATGGGAGGAGAAATCCTCCCATTTCTAACGAATAAATAAGAATAAAGGATTTAAACACATATGCCATTTAACTTAACAAATTTCAAAGGAGCGTTTGCTGCAGAAGGCGCAAGACCTACTCTGTTTGAAGCAGATGTTTTTGGAGGAGGGATTGGTCCAGACTTCAAATTCCATTGCAAGGCGGCACAATTACCAGGAAAGACAATAGGAATTGTTGAAGTTCCTTATTTTGGTAGAAAAATTAAGGTAGCTGGTGATCAAACGTTCGCAGAATGGACTGTAACTGTGATGAATGAAGAAACATTCAATGTCAGAAACGCATTCGAAAGATGGATGAGTGGAATTAATGCTCATGTTAGAAACGTGAAAACTGATGGTGGTTATAAAACAACTACAGCTCAAGTTCGTCAATATTCAAAAGAAGGAACTGTATTAAAGAGATATAATTTCGTCGGAATATGGCCTTCTGATATTGCACCAATAGATGTTTCTTGGGAATCTAATGATACAATTGAAGAATTTACAGTAACTCTTCAATATGATTGGTGGGAATCAGTTCCTAATATTAATTAAGGATTCACTGAATGTTTGATTTTTTTGGTTTTACTATCAAGAGAAAAGGTCCGGAAGAGGAGAAAGAATTACTTTCTCCTGTTCCACCACAATCTGACGACGAAGCTACTATAGTAACTTCTAGTGGTGGTTTCGTCAACACATCGTTTAATACGGAGTTTTCTTCTTCAGATAAGAGAGTTCTGATAAACAAATATAGAGAACTTTCTCTTATGCCAGAAATCGAATCGGCAATTGATGAAATCGTTAACGAAGCAATTGTTACCGGAGACCCAGAATCTCCGGTCGGAGTTATTTTAGACCGTCTTCCTTTTTCAGAAGATATTAAAGAAGTAATACAAGACGAATTTTCTGCAGTCTTGAATCTACTTGATTTCAATGAAAATGCTTACGAAATATTCAAAAGATGGTATATAGATGGAAGATTATTCTTTTCAGTTGTAATTGATTCGAAGAATACAAAAGATGGTATTCAAGAACTAAGATATATTGATCCAAGAGAAATTGAAAAGATCAGAGAAGTGAAAGAAGAATTTTCTAAGCGTGGTGTGAAGTTACAAAAGACTGTACAAGAATATTATTTTTATAAAAACGATATTAAGTTACCTGCAGATTCAGTAGCATATTGTAACTCTGGATTGATTGATTATAAAAATAAAGCAACAGTAATTTCGTACTTACACAAATCAATTAAACCGTACAATCAATTGAGAATGTTAGAAGATGCTACTGTAATCTACAGGTTAGCAAGAGCTCCTGAAAGAAGAGTCTTCAAGATTGGAACTGGTGGGCTTCCAAAAATTAAAGCAGAACAATATGTAAATTCATTGATGAATAAGTTCAGAAATAAGATTGTATATGATCAAGCAACAGGAGATCTCAGAGACGATTCAAGAACTCTATCCGTTCTTGAAGATTTCTGGATTCCAGTTGGAGAAGATGGTAAGACAACAGACATCTCTACTCTACCTGGTGGACAAAATCTCGGTGAAATGGGAGATGTGGAATACTTCCGCAAGAAATTATATAATGCCCTACATGTCCCAATCACTAGAATTTCAGAAGGATCTACATTCAATACAGGTAGATCTGCAGAAATAGATAGAGAAGAAGTTAAGTTTAACAAATTTATTAAAAGATTAAGAGTGAGATTCTCTTCTATCTTCACAGATCTTCTGAGAACTCAGTTAATTCTAAAGAATATTATAACTACTGAAGAATGGGATACTTATGTGAAGAACAATATTTATTATGACTTCAGAAAAGATTCTCACTTCGCAGAATATAATGAAGCTGAAATCATGTCTAGAAGAATGGAATTGGCCTCATCTGCAATAAGTTTAGGTGATAATTATTTCTCTGAAGATTATATTAAGAAACACTTCTTGAAGTTATCTGATGAAGAATTGAAGGAAATGGAAACAGATAAAGAATCTGTTCCTGATGAAGAGACTCCTGTAGAACCTGAGATGGATCTAGGAATGTCGGACCTTGGTAATCCTTCTCCTGAAGAACTTCCACCATTAGAAACTCCAGAGATTTCTAACATTGAATTACCTCAACAAAATCCCTCAACAATTATAAATAAGAAAGGGAAAGAAAATGAACCTAGAAAATTTTAAGCAAGCATATGTAAAGACAATATCGGAATCAACAGATGATTCGGATCTCACGAATTATATCAGATCTATTGTAGAAGAAGCGGTAACTGAAGGCAAACTATCTAGTTTAGCGAAAACGGCGGTCGGACGTTTAGGGAAAATGGCTGGGATTGGATCAAAAAACGAACCAAATTTTGGCTTCAAACCAAAAGACAAAGTTGGTACTCCAAAAGAACAAGAACAAGCCATGGAACAATTAGATAATATTAGAAATTATTTTATGGAGATAGATGATTTACTAAGAATATTAGATACCAAAATCAAGAATGAATACATTGATGACTTTATTGATGAATTCAATGAGTTACTCGTAGATCTTAAATCATTAAAATAAAATAGAGTATAATATTGTGAGGCTCCTGCAGGAGCCTCACACGGAGATCGAGGATTATATGACACAAACCGAAAGAACAAAAATTGAAACCATTATTAATTATTGCAAAGAAGATAATCCGCAAGCAATAAAACCACTAATGAACTCTTTAATTGCTAGTAGAATTTCTCATTTATTAGATCAAAAGAGAGATCAAATTAAGAAAGAGATATAATAAATGGCGACAACAACTATCTTAAGACAAGACGAAAATTCTGCAGTTGTTACTATTTCTGGTGCTGGAGCAGAAACTCTAGCATTCGTTTTACATCCAGGTGGTGCAACAGGTCCAATCGGCGCCACTGGTTTCGCTGGAACAACAGGCGTTGGAATTGTTTCTTTAGAAAAGATAGATTGGTCTATCACAGGAACTAACAAAATCTCATTATATTTCAACGGATCAACTGATCAATTGATTGGTCATTATGATGGATCTGGTAGAATTGATTATTATAGAGATTATCAAACTAAGATTACTAATATCGCCCCAGCCACAGATTCAACAATCTTATTAACTTCTACTACATCCGATCCATATGTTCTTGTTATGAAACTAGAAAAAACATCGGGATTTGTTAAGGTTGGACAATACTCTTAATGCTTAACGAAAAAACAGTTAAGATGGGTCAGAAAATCCGCTACGATAGGGTTCGTGGCGGTAAGATTCAACGTAAGAAGATTAAATCTGCTAAAGCAGGATATAGAGTTTCTGGTAAAAAATTAGTTAGAATGAATCCCGCTGAAAAAAGAAAACGAGCAATATCTGCTAGAAAAGCGTCAAGAAAAAGAGCAGCAAAATTATCATCAATCTTAAAGAAAAGAAAGATCTCAATTAAAAAAGGTAAAAGAGCAGGAATATACAAATGAAACTATTAACAGAAGTAAATGAATTCATAAAAATTGTTTCAGAATCTGCTGAAGGTAAACCAAAAGATTATTTTATTGAAGGTATTTTCATCCAATGCGAGAAGCCAAATAGAAATAATAGAGTATATAAGATGGAATATATGCAACCAGAAGTAGATCGTTATGTTGAAGAATACGTCAACAAGAATAGAGCTTTTGGTGAATTAGGTCATCCAGATAATCCTACAATTAATCTAGATAGAGTATCGCATCTTATTACTGTTCTAGAACAAAAAGGTAATGATTATATCGGTAAAGCAAAAGTTCTAGA